AGTTCTGCCATGTGATAACTATTTCGGACAGGCGAAAACTAATGACTCCTGAGCAGCAGCTCCTATTTGATGATTTGACTCAATTGCAGCAGCGGACGGCTACCGGAGTCCTGGCCGGAATGACTCAGCGTGCCGCCTATTTCGCTGCTGGCGGCAAAGCATCTGACGATGATTCGGCTGACTCCAGTTGCTCGCAAATCTTGAGCAACATAAAGGTCAAAGCCTTCATGGATTCCATGAAAGTGCAAGCTGTTTCTGATGCAATCATGAGCCGTGACGAGATGCTGGCTCGCCTATCCCTGTTTGCCCGTAAAGGCGTGAAGGACATCGTCAAATTCAAAACGATGACCATCGGAAAGGACATGGAAACCGGCGAAGACCTTCAGCAAACTGGCTGGTGGATTCCTGACAGCATCCTGCAAAGCGAAGAGGACTTATCAATTATCTCCGAACTGGAGGTTGGTAAGTTCGGCCCGAAGATCAAGACGCACTCGGCGCTCCAGGCCATGCAGCAGATTGCAAAGCTTCAGGGATACGAGGCTGCCAGCAAGCTTGAGCTGACCGGCAAAAATGGCGGACCTATCCAACACGCTAACGAACTCAGCGACGAAGAGCTTGAATTGCTGGCGAGGGGCGCCGCCACAGCCTCGGACAGCGATGAATGACCATCACGCAGGCCGATGCCGCACTTGAACTGCTAACACGCCGCAGGGCGCGCAGAAGCCTTGCCAGGTACATCGCCTATACCAATCGCAAATATAAGCGGTCGACCTTCTCCGACAAAGTCTGCGCGGCCATCGATCAATTTATTGAGGATGTAACAGCAGGTAAGCGCCCAATCCTTGTTTTGCAGGCGCCACCACAGCACGGCAAGTCAGAGATCGTCAGTCGTAAGCTGCCAGCCTATCTGATGGGGCGTCTCCCTGATCTGCGCATAGGGGGCGCTAGCTACTCTGACGCTCTGGCTGGCACCATGGCTCAGGATGTCCGTCGCAACCTGGCCAGTGATGAGCACGACAAGCTGTTCCCCGTAACCAAAGTGAAGCGCCGCTACGATGTGAATCGCGTCGGTGAGTTCACTACGCCTGGTGGCGAAGGCTCATATCTTGGCGTTGGCGTTGGGTCAGGCCTGACCGGCCGACCTCTTGACATCGGCATCATTGACGATCCGGTAAAGAACCAGCAGGAAGCGCTGAGTCCCGTCACGAAGGAAGGCCACTGGAGCTGGTATCAGTCCGTGTTCACTACGCGGCTGTCTGAGAACTCCGGCCAGATCATCATGGCGACCTCATGGGCCGAGGACGACCTTCCTGGGCGCATCATGACGGAGTTTTCCGGCAGCCCTCGCCTGAAGGTGTTGCGCTTCCCTGCGATCAACGATGAGGATGAAGCCGGCTATAACCCCGACCTGCCGCTTGGTCCGCTGGTCCCGCAGCTGCACAGCCTGGAAAAACTGCTCGAAACAAAACAATTATTCAGTGATTACTGGTGGGCGGCGCTCTATCAGCAGACGCCCAAGTCTCTAGGCGGGAACGTCTTCAAGGACACTGGCGTCCAGTATTATCTGCCGAAGGATCTGCCCGACAAGTTCGACAAGATGATTGCGAGCTGGGACTGCACGTTCAAGGACACCGACGGCACCGACTTCGTTGTTGGCCAGGTCTGGGGCAAGAAAGGCGCAGATTCCTACCTGCTGGCTCAGGCTCGGGCGCGCATGTCGTTCACCAAAACTGTGGCCGCCGTCGATGAGCTTCACGTTGCCTGGCCTCGCGCTCGCCGCATCCTGATCGAAGACAAAGCCAACGGGCCTGCTGTAATCGATACGCTCAAGGCACATGTTCCAGGCATCATCCCTGTCGAGCCTGACGGATCTAAGCTGGCTCGCGCTCATGCCGTCACGTCCTACTGGGAAGCCAAAAACATCTGGCTCCCACATCCAGACACGGCACCATGGGTGAAAGGATTGGTTTCAGAGCTGACCGCCTTCCCTGCTGGCGCCAATGACGACCAAGTCGATGCCCTCACTCAAGCCTTGCGCGACCTATATCCATTGATCGGCAGAATGAAGATCAGTCCGGAAGCCCTCGCCAAAGCAGCCGGTCGCCGCTAGACTGGGCCGAACTTACGCGTGCGGAGAATTGGCATGGTTATTGACGAAATCAAAGTGCATGTCACCGCATGCGGCTGCAAGGAACTGGAACATCTGCTTGCCATGCTGGAGGCGAACATTGCCGTTCTGCCTGGCGTAGTCGTGAAAGCCATGCAAGCCCTCGCCGATTCCGTGCCGACCACCGAAGACGAATCCAATGTCTAAGCGCGACAAAGAGAAAAAGGCGAAGAAGGTCAAGGTTGCCGCAAAGATCGTCGCGAAGCCATTACCTGCCCCATCGGCCAGCGCTCGCCGCCAGAACCTGGCTATTGCAAAATCCAAGGCTGCCGAGAAGCCAGCGCCAAAACTCCAGCAGTTTGCTATTCGCCCACCCGACCTGATGCCTGGTGTTGTTCCGGCTGGCAAAACCGCCGCCATCGCAATGGACTACGCGCCAGGCGTGTATGAGTTTGCCAGCCAATGCTTCGGATCGAACTCTGACTTCAATGGATTTCCTGGCTATCCGTACCTAGCGAATCTGGCAACCCGCGTTGAGTATCGAGCCTTTGCGTCTACCATGGCATCCGAACTGTTCCGCGAAGGCATCAAGCTGACCAGCAAGACTGACGCCGATAAGTCGCAGGACAATCCGCGCATTGCTGAGCTCGAGGATGCCATCAAGGAATTCAACCTTCTGCACGTTTTCCAGACGATTGCCGCTCAGGATTGCTTCTTTGGTCGAGGACAGATCAGCATCAACATCAAAGGAGCGAACGATGCGCTTCCCTTGGTTCTGGCGCCTCAGACCGTGAAGAAGGGCAGTCTCACCAGCTTCACGCCAATTGAGGCCATGTGGACGTCACCGAGCGCCTATAACGCCATTGATCCGACTGCGCCTGACTTCTACAAGCCGCGCCAATGGTTCCTGCTGGGCAAAGAGGTGCACGCCTCTCGCCTGCTGACAGTGATCACGCGCCCCCTGCCTGACATGCTCAAGCCTGCCTACAACTTCAGCGGGATGTCGCTGAGTCAACTCGCTGAGCCGTACGTAAACAACTGGCTGCGCACTCGCCAGGCTGTCAGCGACCTGATCAACAACTTCTCGCTGACCATCCTCAAGACGAACATGGGTCAGGTTCTTCAGGGTGATTGCTCTGACGTCGGCGATATCTTTGACCGCGCCGACATGTTCACGCTGACCAAGAGCAATCGCGGCCTGATGATGGTTGACATGGAAGGCGAGGAGATTGACCAGATCAATACGCCGCTGTCAGGTCTGCATGAACTCCAGGCGCAAGCCCAGGAGCATCAGTGCAGCGCCACACGCATTCCGGCCATGATCCTGACTGGTATCTCGCCATCTGGCTTGAACGCATCCAGCGAAGGAGAGATTCGCGCTTTCTACGACTGGGTCAGCTCTCAGCAAGAAACGTTCTACAAGCCGCCGATGTGGATCTGCATTCAGTTGCTGATGCTGCACTTGTGGGGCGAGATCGATCCAACCATCACCTTTGAGTTCAATCCTCTCTGGCAGGTTAGCGCTCTCGATGCCGCTACGATTCGTGTCAACAATGCGAATGCCGATGCCGTGTATCTGGATCGATCAGTAGTCAGTCCCGAAGAGACTCGCGAGCGGCTGGCGAAAGACCAAGATAGTGGTTATTCGGGTATCGATGTTTCGGATTTGCCGGAGCCGCAAGAGATCGATGAGGAATTCGATGCTAGTGGCGCGCCTACCGCCAAGGGTAATCCTGATGATGACGATGAATATAAGGAGCCGGAAAGCGGCAACACCGATAATCGCAGCACGACTTCTCAAGTGCGCAAGGCTGCTGAGTAGTGGCGACCCAGAAGCGTAAGACCGCTCGCGCAGTTACGCCGAACCTGGGCGTCGAAGCCGCATACCGTCGCGAGCTGGACAAACTCATCGCCGAGATGTCGAACAGCTTCGAATACTGGGTTGCGGCTGCGTACAAGGCGAATCCTCCAAGGATGGAAGTGGCCACTCTAGCAACTGATGCCCTACCCTCTTCGGAACTAGCCAAGAAGATCGCAGCCATTGGTAAGCGCTGGATCAAGAAGTTCGACGACATGTCGACCAAGATTGCGACCAAGTTTGCCGAGTCTGGGCGCAAGGCTACTGATAGCTCGTTTCAGTCGGC